AGCACCGGGGTGGTGGTGCTATACACCGTCGAACTGGTAGTCCTGCCACGACAGCGGAGCATGCAGATGGCCCACAGGGCAACGAAGCGAACCCCAGCAGTTGAGCAACGCATCATCGACGGCCTGCGCGGTGGCACAGGCCTGCGCACGTTGTGCCGCGAGGAGGGGATGCCGGGCTGGCGGACGGTGTACGACTGGTTGGCGGCCGACCCAGACTTCGCCGCAGCGGTCGCGCTCGCGCGCGAAGTAGGCACTGACGCCATCGCGGAGCAGGCCCTCGACCTGATTGACGGAGACCCGCCGCGCGTTGAGGGGCGCATCGATCCGGGCCACGTGCAGTGGCGTCGCGCGCAGGTGGACACCCGCCTCAAGCTGCTCGCCTGCTGGAACCCAAAAAAGTACGGCACCAAGCAGACCGTCGAGGTCGGCAACAAGGACGGCGAGGCCTTCAAGACCGAGAGCAACCCCGCCGAGGTCGCCGCCAATGTCGCAGCCCAGCTGCGTGCCGGGAAGCGCGACGCATGACGTGGCAGGGCATCGCCGCCACCCTAGCGCTGTCGCTCGCGCTGTGGGCGGCCCTACTGGCGCTGGTGCGCTGGCTTGCTTCGTGACATGGATGTTGACGCGCTCGCAGCGCAGGTGGCCAAACTGCCCCCCGAGCAACTGGCCTATGTGGACTGGCAGCGGCGCTGGTGCGAGACTGCGCGGCCGTCACAGATACCGCCAGAGGGCGGTTGGAGCGAGTGCGGTTATCTCGCCGGGCGCGGCTTCGGTAAGACGCGCGTCGGCGCAGAGTGGCTCGCACGGGCGACGTACGAAGACCCGTCGGGCCACCCGGCGTATGTCATCTGCCCGACACTGGGCGACGTCAAGCGCGTGGCCTTTTACGGCGAGAGCGGCCTGATGTCTGTGATCCCACCCGACCTGATTGTGGCCGACAACAAGTCGGACCTGACGATCACCATGCGGAACTGCGCGGGCGGGACCGCGTTGATCCAAGGCTTCAGCGCCGAGAACCCGGAGCGCCTGCGCGGGCCACAGGCTGCGCGTGCGTGGTGTGACGAGCTGGCGGCGTGGCAATACGACGAGGAGACGTGGGACATGATGATGTTCGGCATGCGTCTCGGCAAGAACCCGCAGGTGCTGTGGACCACCACGCCCAAGCCCAAGGATATCATCCGCAAGCTGAGCACGGCGCAGCCGGGCCGCGTCATCGTGCGCGGATCCACGTTTGACAACAAGGCCAACTTGCCGACCAGCTTTTTCAAGCAGCTTGAGCAGTACGAGGGCACAACTATCGGGCGACAGGAGCTGCACGGCGAGCTGATCGACCCGGAGGAGGCGGGCATCATCCGCCGCAGCTGGATGCGGCTGTGGCCCGCCAAGAAACCCTTACCCGTGCTGGACTACATCGTGCTCAGCCTCGACACCGCCTTCACCGAAGCGACGTACGACCGGCAGAACGGCGCGGACAGCACGGCCTGCGTCGTGCTGGGCGTCTTCAGCGCGCTTGACCGCGAGAAGAACCGCACCACGAACATCATGCTCCTCGACTGCTGGGCCGACCAGATGGGCATGCCAGATCTGATCAAGCGCACGAAGAAGGAACTGAACGTGGCCTACGGCGACGATCAGGACACGGCCCTGATCAAGCCCATGTTCGGTGGATCGAAGCCCATCACCTCGGGGCGCAAGCCAGACCTGTGCCTGATCGAGGACAAGGGCAGCGGCATCAGCCTGCGCCAGATGCTTGAGCGCGAGGGCATCGAGGCCTACGCCTACAACCCCGGCCGGGCCGACAAGCTGGCACGCCTGCACATGGTGTCACACGTGTTCGCCCGCCGCCGCGTGTGGCTGCCGGAGAGCGACAAGTACCCCGGCCGCCCCCGTACGTGGGTTGAGCCGCTGCTGGCCCAGCTCTGCGCCTTCACCGGCACCGGATCGATCAAGCACGACGATTTTGTTGACGCGACGACGCAGTGCGTCCGCCTCCTGTTGGACAAGGGCCTCGTGTCGATGATCAAAGAGAGCAAGACGGACACCGTGCCGCCGCCGCGAAAGCCCGCCGCCAACCCATACGCCGCATAGGACCGACCCATGAACGAAGACGAGCACGACGAGTATGGCGAGATGGTCGAGTTGCCCGAGAGCGACGAGGACGACGTCGAGGACACCGAGGACGGCGGTGCCATCGTGCGGCTGGAGGCCGAGGAGGCCGAGCGCAGCGAGGACTTCCTTGAGAACCTCGCCGACGTGCTGCCGGATCGGGAACTTAGCGTTCTGGCGTCCAGCCTGATCGAGCTTATCGGGCGCGACAAGGAGGCGCGCAAGAAGCGCGACGAGCAGTACGAGGAGGGCCTGCGCCGCACCGGCCTCGGCGACGACGCGCCCGGCGGCGCGCAGTTCCAAGGCGCGTCGCGCGTCGTGCACCCCATGATGGTCACGGCCACCGTGGACTTTGCGTCGCGCGCGATGAAGGAGTTGTTCCCACCCACGGGCCCGGCGAAGGACTTCATTGTCGGCGAGGTGACGCCCGGCAAGGCCAAGAAGGCCAAGCGTAAGACGGACATGATGAACTGGCAGCTCACGGTCCAGTGCCCCGAGGCACGTTCCGAGATCGAGCAGATGCTGACGCAAGTCCCGCTGGGCGGGGCGCAATACCTCAAGCTGTCGTGGGACAACACCCGCAACCGGCCCGGCTTCCTGTTCGTTGCCATCGACGACATGCTCCTGCCCTACGCCGCCACCAATTTCTACACGGCGCAGCGCAAGACGCACGTGCAGTACATCACGCAGGTGGACTACGAGCAGCGCGTCAAGGCCAAGATGTACTGCGACGTGGACGTCGGTGCCTCAGCGATGGAGCCCGACCCGAACATCGTCCAGAAGGCCAACGACAAAATTGAGGGGCGCGACGCCACCAGCTACAACGAAGACGGCCTGCGCACCGTGTATGAGACGCACGCCATGCTGCGCATCGAGGGCGACACCGAGGCCGAGGGCGAGCTGGCCCCGTACATCGTCACCATCGACAAGACGAGCAGCAAGGTGCTCGCGATTTATCGCAACTGGGATGAGCTAGACGAGAGCCGCGAGGAGCTGGTCTGGTTCATCGAGTTCCCATTCGTCCCGTGGCGCGGCGCGTATCCCATCGGTTTGCCGCACATGATCGGCGGTCTGAGCGCGGCCGCCACCGGCGCGCTGCGCGCCCTGCTGGACAGCGCGCACATCAACAACGTGCCGACGATGCTCAAGCTCAAGGGTGGATCTCGCGGCGGGCAGTCTCTCAACATCCAACCGACGCAGGTCGAGGAGATCGAGGGCGGCCTGAACGTCGATGACGTGCGCAAGCTGGCCATGCCGCTGCCGTTCAACCCACCCTCGCCGGTGCTGTATCAACTGCTGGGGTTCTTGGTGGACGCCGGGCAGAACGTCGTACGCACCACCCTCGACAACATCAGCGACGGCAACCCCAACGTGCCGGTCGGCACCACGCTCGCCAACCTTGAGCAGGGCATGGTTGTGTTCAGCGCGATCCACGCGCGCCTGCACGACGCGATGGCGCGCGTGCTCAAGGTGCTGCACCGCCTCAACGGCATGTACCTCGACGACGAGGAGACGCAGGAAGAGGCGGGCGAGGACATCGCCAAGCGGGCTGATTTTGAGGGGCCGATGGACGTCGTGCCCGTCAGCGACCCGAACATCTTCAGCGAGGCGCAGCGTTTTGCGCAGGTGCAGGCCGTGGCGCAGCGCGCGCAGCTGCTGCCGCAGCTCTACAACCAGCGCAAGATCGAGGAGCGCATCCTCGCCACGCTCAAGATACCCAACCCGGACGAGCTGCTCAACCCGGCGCAGGAGCCGCAGGAACTGAACGCGGTGGCGGAGAACGTGGCGGCCAGCATGGGCAAGCCGGTGACTGCGTTCCCGGAGCAGGACCACATCGCGCACCTCAAGACGCACCTCGCGTTTATGCGGAGCCCGGCCTTCGGCATGAACCCGCTCATCGCCCCGGCATTCCTGCCGGTGATTTTGAAACACATCACGGAGCACATCACCCTCTGGTACGCGAGCAGCGTACTGGATGTGGCCAGTAAGGCTGCGGGCGTGGATATCAGCAAGGACATGAAGCACATCAAGGGCGACCACGAGGCGCGCAGGGCCCTTGACCGGGCGCTGGCCGAGGCGGGGGCGCTGGTGGTCGAGAAGGGGGACGAGGTCTTCGCCAGCATGCCCGACGTCGTCAAGCAGGCGCAGCAGATGGCGCAGCAGTTCGCCGCTCCGCAGCCTATGGACCCGACGCAGGTCGCAATGCAGGCGGCGCAGCTACAGAACCAGACGCAGCAGGCCAAGCTGCAATTGGACGGCCAGCGCGCACAGCAGGACGGGCAGTTCAAGCAAGCCAAACTGCAGGCCGACACGCAGGTGCAGGCCGCCAAGCTGCAGCAGCAAGCGGCCCTGCAGCAACAGAAGGAGCAGGCGGAGGATCAGCGCACCGTGGCCGAGCTTCAGGCGCGCATGCAGATGAACACCGAGGACAACCGCACGGCCATAGATCTGGCCACGGCGGAGATCACCTCGGGCCAGAAGTTTTCGGTCTCAACCGGGACCGGGATAAACCCCAACCCATAAAGGATTACACGTGGCAGAAAACAACGCGAAGAGCGCCGCGCCGAGCGACAAGGTGTCCAAGCTGGCCGGTGAAGCCATCAGCCAGCACAAGAAGATGGCGATGGGCGAGATGCCCAAGGTCACCGGGCCGAAGACCCCCGCGTGAGGATCGAGAGTTTGCTCCAGCGTCTGGAGACGGCGCAGGCAGAGCTTGCGAAAGAGACGCTGGAGCGGCCCACGGGCAAGGATAGCTTCGACTACGGCCGGGCAGTCGGCATGTACGCGGGGCTTGAGATGGCCAAGACTACCCTGATTGAGATGGTGTCCGAGCAAGAGCGCAAGGGCTTCGATCTCTAACCTGCGGAATAGGAGCACACATGCAGGACTATATACTGAACAAAGTGAAGTTTGGTTACGGAAGCGTCGATGAGGCGTTCCCCTTAATCGATCCGGGCGTGGAGCCCTTCGGCTCGCGCGTCATCGTGCAAATCCGTTCAGCCAAGAGCAAGACGGCCGGGGGGATCATCCTGCCCGAGGATACGCAGGAGACGGAGCGCTGGAACACGCAGGCCGCGAAGGTCGTGGCTGTGGGCAGCCTCGCCTTCCACAACCGCAACACGATGGAGCCGTGGCCCGAGGGGTCGTGGTGCGCGGTCGGAGACTTCGTACGCGCGCCCAAATACGGCGGCGACAAGTGGAGCGTGGAAGCGGACGGGAAAGAGGTGCTGTTCGTCATGTTCAACGACCTCGACCTGCTGGGGCGGATCACTGGCGATCCGCTGAGCATGAAGGCCTACATTTAAGGAGCAGGGTAATGGATAAACTGACCGAGAACGACGAGTTCGACATAATTGAGACGGATACCTTGCCGACTGCTGACGAGATCAGCGCGCGTGAAAAGGAAATTGAGGCCGACGAGGAGGAGACCGATGATGAGCGGCTCGCCGACAGTCAGGACGACCTTGACGACGACATTGAGGGAGGCAAGAACAAGAACCGCGAGAAGCGGCTGAAGCGGCGCGAGCTGCAGAAGCGCGCCAAGGAAGCCGCCGACCGCGAGCTTGAGTTCTTGCGCCAACAGAACGCCGAAATGCTTCGCCGCATTCAGGCCGTTGAGGGTCACGCGATCAACACCAACGAGCAGACCGTTGATGCGCGCTACGCCCAAGCTCTGGGCGAGGTGCGGCAGGCCGAGCACATCATGGCGCGCGCGGCGGAGGCGGGCAACGGCGACGACATGATCGCCGCCATGCGGATCCGCGACGAGGCCATGACTGCGGCGCAGCAGTTGCAGGCCTACAAGCAGCAGGTGGCGCAGGCCCGCGAGCAGGTGGCTAGGCCGCAGGTTGACCCCCGCGTCAGCAGCTTCGCCAATGAGTGGACGCAGGCCAATCCGTGGTACGACCCCGCCGGGCGCGACGAGGACAGCCGGATTACCAAGGCCATCGACGACGGCCTTGTGCGCGAAGGGTACAACCCATCATCCCGCACGTACTGGGAAGAGCTGACGCGGCGCGTTGCGGCGCGCGTTGGCGACGCCGGTGACGCGGCGCAGCCCAAGCGCAAGGCCCCGCCAACCGGAAACGGGCGCGAACATGCGCCCAGCAGCACCCGCAAAGAAGTGTACGTGACACCCGACCGAAAGGCTGCTATGATCGAGGCAGGCATTTGGGATGATCCCGTCGCGCGGAACCGAATGCTCAAGGCGTATCAGGAATACGACAAGCAGGGTTCGGCTCGCTAATTCAATTGGAGTGAGACAACATGACTGAGTATTCTGATGATCGCCTGAAAAAGGAACCAAGTGCCGCTCGGCGCACTCGCGAGATGGAGGACCGACAGGTCACCGAGAACCGCGAAGTAAACGAAGACGACCGGCTGGAAATGTTCCGCATGCAAATGTACAACGATGCACTCCCTGATTTGCCGAATATGCCCGGCTTTCATGTGTGCTGGCTCACGACGACAAACCCGCGTGACCCTATCCACCGCCGCGTCCAGCTCGGGTACGAGCCGGTCAAGGCAGCGGAAGTTCCGGGGATGGAGTATGCCTCGATCAAGACTGGCGAATGGGCCGGCCTGATCGGCGTCAACGAGATGATCGCGTTTAAGCTGCCCGAAAGCCTGTATCAGCGCTTTATGAAGGAAGCTCACTACGACGCACCGTTGCGTGAAGAGGACAAGCTCGAAGAGACCGCGCAGCTCATGCGCGATCAGGCGGAGCGGTCCGGCAGCAGACTGGTTGAGGGCGACGGCATGGAGGACATGTACCGTTACGCGCCCGCGCAGGGGCTCTTCTCCTGATCGGGCTTCACCCCACCATTTAAGGAACTAGGACATGTCGGCTACCGCATCTCCGTACGGCCTTATCCCGATCAACCATCCGTCGGGCGTCATTCGCCCGTTCGCGATGACCATCCTGACCGGGTACGGCACGACCATCTACCAGAACCAGCCCGTTGCGGTTGACGCCACCAACGGCACCATCGTCGCAGCCGCCGTGGGCGCGGCCTTCATCGGCTCCTTCCAAGGCGTCGAGTTCACTGACACCGACGGTCGCCGCCGCGTGTCGAACAAGTGGACGGCCTCGACCTCGGCCACGGACATTGTCGCCTACGTGACGCTCGATCCGACCATCACGTACCAAATCCAGAGCACCGCCGCCTTGGCGCTGACCGACATCGGCTCGCAGTACAACACGACTGCGATCACCAACGGCAACGCCACCACCGGCCTGTCCACGATGGCTCTGGACGTCGCGACCGTGACGACTAGTGGCGTGGCTCAGCTTCGCTTCATCGGGATCAACCCCGGCCCCAACAACAACTTCGGTGACACGTACGTCGATGCGCTGGTTCAGGTCAGCAAGCATCAGAACGTGGCCACCGTGAACGCCTACTAAGGAGGGCTGAACTATGGCTATGCCAATGCGGAGTACTGACTTCCGCTCCATCGTCGAGCCGATCCTGAACGAAGAGTTCAACGGCATCTATGACCAGCGCGCAGACGAGTGGTCGCAGGTCTTCAAGGAGTTCAAGGGCATCCCCCGGAACTACCACGAAGAGCCCGTGCTCTACGGCTTCGGCGCGGCACCGGAACTGCCTGACGGCATGCCGGTCACCTACCAGTCAGGCGGCGTGCTGTTCATTCAGCGCTACCTCTACAAGGTCTACGGTCTGGCCTTCGCGCTGACCAAGGTTCTTGTCGAAGACGGTGACCACATCCGTATCGGTCAGACCTATGCGCGTCACCTCGCGCAGTCGCTGATCGAGACCAAGGAGACCCTTGGCGCGAACATCCTCAACCGCTCGTTCACCTCGGCCTATGCCGGCGGTGACGGCGTTGAGCTGGTCGCGACGAACCACCCGATTGCCAGCGGCACCTTCTCCAACAAGCTCTCGACGGCCGCAAACCTGTCGCAGACC